TAGCATTAAGTTTGCTATGGTCAGCATCAGTAAATGTATTTGAGTCACTAGCAGCTTCAACTGAAGCAGCAATTTGTGCATTTGTTACAACTCCAGTATTTCCACCAACACTTGTTACTGCATCTGTAGGTGTAGCCAGTAATGTGTAGTCAGCCATAGTTCCTGCTGAACCACCATTGTGCATATAAGTTTTGTTCTCGTCAGAGCGAACTACTACATCACCTTCTTGTGCTGTAAGTGCTAAATGTGCGGTTTGATTAGCAGCAGTTTGTACTGTTGTAAGTGCTATTGGGGCAGCAGCAAATGTCGTTCCAGTAAGTGTAAGACCTGTACCTGCTGAATAAGTTGTGTTTGTATCTGGTAAGTTAGCAATGGTAATCTTTTTAGAAGTACCACCATCATTAATTAATAATTCTTCGCTACCAGAAGGCGAAGTTTTAGCTGCTAATTGTGATACCTTAGTTGTTGCCATTAGCTTATATTCTCCGTAATAATATAATTAGGTGTAGCTGCATTAGAACCTTCAGTAATAATGTAATATCCACCTTGTTCAATTTCTATTTCTCTAGGTGCTGAAGCATTAGGATCAAATTCTCTTTCCCATTGCCTTCTATTGATATACATCGCAATAGCTTTAGTTTTTCTCCAAAATCTAGCCATTATCTGAACAACTGTCTGCGTTTACCAATAGCTTGTCTTGCAGCTAAATCTTTTAACTCGTCTTTTATTTCTTCGATAAGAGGGGAATACTTTGTAACCACTTTAGCACTTGTTCTTTTACTGATTTTGCCTGTAGGCGTACCCACATACGAGCCACCTTGCTTTCTAGCACGAGAGTCGCTTGGAGTTTTTGTAGTTTTGTGGTTATATTCATAATCTGTTTTTTCCGTTTTGCTTGATTCGTTGTGTGCTGATAATTGCTTACCACCATAAGTAGGTGCTTTACCTTCTGATTTGACACTTTCTAGTTCTTCATCTTCATCCATAAGACCATCTAGCATGTCCATTAGTTCATCTAATTCGCTTTCAGGTTCTGGATCATTGGCAAATTTAAGAGCATTAGCTTTCATAAATTCTTCCATAGATGGACTATCTTTATCATTCTCATCGTAGTAATGAGAATAACACTCAGTTAGCATCTTAGACCATATTTCAAGTATTTTTGCTTTGAAGCGATCTATTTCTAATAAATCGGTTGAGTCTGAGTCTATAGTGCTACTAAATATGTCCATTAAATTTGTCCTTGCTTAGTCTTTTCTTTTCTCTCATGGCAAATCTAGTCATTTCATATCCGTAACTAGGTCTGACATCGTTAATTGAATATATTCTTTGGGCAGGTTTGCCACATTTAGGGCATTCAATACCCATTTTCATTTCATCGTAAGTGCGAAGTTCTTCGCTTATGTGATTTTCTTTACATTTAAAGTCGTAAAAAGGCATTATGTAAATGTTTCCATTATAGGTGGTGCAAATTCAACCATTATCCAAGACAAGATACCAACTGCAAACAACCCAACTAGCATCCACTTCATTTTAAAATCATCAACAGTCATTTTAAAACCAATTATTTCATTACCTAATATCCTTACAGATATTTCAAGTTTGCCTTCTTCGTCTTGCATATGACTTTTAATTAATTCAGAATAACCCCCTCGTAAGAAGGGGTTACACCTTAATTAACTATTAAGATCCTGGTACTACAAACGCAACAGCTGCATCGTTACGAAGTTCTGCAACTCCATAAATAGTATCTGAAGTGAATAGATCACCTAAATACTCTTGCTTGTACTGTGTTTGTGAACGAACACCAACCTGTTCAGCTAGAACCATAGCATCCTTGTGCATAAGCATACCTACTCTATCAGCACCAGAGTTACCTGCTGCCGAAGGTGCGTTAGATGTAATGTAAACATCAACACCGTAGATTTGTCCAATCTTACCAGTACGGATAGCATCACCAGAACCAATGAACTGCTGCTCTGTGAATCTGTTGATTCCAAGCATGTCATTAGCACAAATTGGTGGTACGATTAGTACACGGTTGTCCATCGGTACATCTGCATCATCAAGAGTTAGAAGCATTCTACGAATACCTGCATCTGTAATGTCAGCAGCGTTAGATGAACCACCATTGTAAGCTGTGCTACCGTTTGAACCGATAACAGCATTCTCATATGATGAAGAACCTGAACCGCCTACTGTACCGCCTTGAAAACCTTCTGCTAGTGCAAAAAGGTCAGTATCAACTTGCTTGGCGAGAGCGTAGCCAGCATCATCTGTGTAGAACTTGCGCATTGAAGCTAGTGATTGCACTTCTGCAATATCTTCAATTAGTTTTGAATATTCGTAATGCTTATCAATACTGACTGTTACTTTCGTATTAGTAGCTGCTGATAGTGTTACTTGTGTGTTTGCTGCTTTAGCACTTGCACTTCCTCTTGCCGGCACAGGAATATAGATTGTATCGCCTTTTTTGCCTTTATGAGAAAGTTTAGTTACTAGGTTAGCAACCACTAGATTTGACTTATACGCACCTATTACTTCATCACTCCACAATTCGGGGATGAAGTTATTAGCTACGGCAGTCGTTACTTGGTTTGTACCCAAAGCCATTTTACTTCTCCTGTTATAGTATTATTATTTAACCCTTCCCTCTGCGTATGCTGACTGAATTTCATCAGACAACGATGCATAACGGTTAGGATCTGTTACCTGTAGATTGATTAAATCTGCTCTACGGTAAATTTTCTTTCCACCTACGGAATCTGATGATGTTCTGCTTTCAGAACTTGTTTGTTTCATTTGCTTTTCAATTTTAGACTTTTCTTCAGCTACTGCCTCTTGTGTGGCCCCAGACATTTGTGTCTGTGAATACCAATCAAAAAGTTCAATCGCTAAATCTGATCTATATTCTGTATCAGCTTTACGAAACATTTCTGTTCTTGTTGCACTATCACCAATAAATTTTTGAAAATCAGAATTAGCAACAGTTTTTTGCCAATCTGGATATGCTTTATCTAAAGCCTCCAAATTATGCTTTTGCATATTGTTCATTCTTTCTTCTCTAGCCTTTATAACATCTGGGTGGTTTTCTATGGCTTTATTTACAGCCGAAACTGGATCGTCATAGAAGTTATCCTCCTGTATTACAGGTTCTTCTGGTGGAGTAGTTTCATTGGCTTTATTTTGTGCTTCAATTAGGCTTTGCATTAGCTTCCTTTGTTCACCAAGTTCTGCTCCTTGCTTACCTAATGCCTGTTCGACATTTTGATGCATTTCAATAACCTCTGACAAAGTTTTACCAGCATACTTAGCAGGAATTTCTGGCTCAGATTGTGGTGTTTCTTCCGTCTGTGCTTGTTGTGTTTCTAATTCTTGCGTTTCTGTTATTGGCTCTTCTTGTTGAGGGGCCTCATCTACTACTATACTTTCACTCATTGTGTTTTCTCCGTCCTCTTCAGGATTGTGAAGTTTGAATTATGTTGGATTTCCGTCTTGGAGTTCTTCCAACGCTAGGTGTGTTGCATTTTCTAAATTAACAATGTAATTTATAATACGCAACTGACCCTTGATTACCCAAAGGTCTTGTTCAGAATTAATATTGTTCAAATTAACAATACTTTCTTCTAAATTTTTTAAATCGGCAACTAAATCTAACCAGCCTTCTGTTTCTGTCATTCCTAGTCTATCTTCTAGGAACTTTATATCAGTTTTTGACATTTTATTGTACGGTATTAGTTACCTGTGTTTTTTTACCTGCTTCTCTAGCTTTAGCTAGGTTTAAAATTGTTTCAGATTGTAAATGTTCTACTTCTGGTATGTTTCTGGCAGTTTCAGAACGCATATTTTCAATATCTGCAATACCTTTTTCGATGGCTATAGAATCTTTTTGCAATTTAAGTATTTTTTCTTGCACATCTATATCATTAGGCTGTTTGCTCATAGCATCAGCTTGATGCAATATAGCCTGTGCCTCTTCTTCTTTAGCTTCTGCAAGTGTTTTCTGTACATTAGCTTGTAATTGCTGCATTTCTATCTGCATACCCATTTGTTGCATTTCTTCCATTTGTGGGTCTGGCTCACCGCCTTCCATAAGTGCATTAACAATCTGATCTCTATTATGTATAGATGAGTTTTGGAACAATGCTAACAAGATTACATCAAATGCAGGTGAATCTTGTGGAATCGTTTGTAACATTTGCACCATTTGAGTCATTTCTAACTCTTTAGCCATAATACCCATAGTCGAATATGGTATAAATTTGTAATCATTAACAGGATATCTGTCTACATCAAACTGAATCTTTCTCCACATTGCTTTTTGTATTAAAGGTATAAGGAATGTGTTTTGAAAATTCATTAAAGTACGCTTTTGTCTTTTAATTGCAGCACTTTGCATCATTGACATGCCACTAGCAGTTTCACCACCTTGTGAAGCACTATCAGCAGAACCAGTTCCCATTTGAATCATGTTTTGAAGTGAGGCAACCTGATTAAATGTATTAGGATCTGTAGTACCCATGTCGAGAGGCATGATAGCTTCTCGTGGATTTCCATTGGTCAGAACAGTTTTTCCTGCTCTCACTTCAAACTTTACACCTCTAGGTAGTCTACTAGCGTCTGCGGCCATCATTGGCGTAGTAGTTAATGCTAAAGAATCAATTCTTGCTCTCATTTCAGCATCTAAGGCTTTTTGCGGGTTATACCCCTTTTCACAAACACCCCTACCCCAGAATTTATTTGGTACGATGTCATGTTGATAAGAAATAAATGGTCTATCTTCCATCATAAACGCATTTTCTTCAACTCTAAGAATATGTTGGTCGTTACACATAGTAACAACTGCTTCTACTAACTCATTTGCATTAGATTTATCATATTCAAAATCATCTTTGTCTTGATTTGGTTTTAAAAACCTTTTTGGAACTAAACCCCAGTATTCACATATTTTTACAGAGTCAGATTCGTCTGCTTGTTTTGTTTCTGGGTCATAACCAAATTTTACTGACTCATAATCACCATCAAGAGGAACATCTCTGTATATTCCAGAGCGTATTCCTTCTACAACATGGTATCTAGGCTTAATAACTTCGTGAGCAACGCCTAAAGCATCGTCAATTGAGTTTGCTGATGGGTCAATTAAGAATTCTTTCGGAGATATAGGCTCAACATGAACATCAATAGCTGGGTATTCAACAACTGTACGAGTTGTAGCCATTGTTCCTTCAATTGGCACTTCTGCTGGGGCCCGCTCTATCTTTTGTTTGACTACAATTTTGCCAATACCTGTGCCATATATAGCACTATTTAAGAAAACTTCACAAATTGCATCTTTACAACCTGTTTTTTCTAAATCTTCTTGCAATAAATTACGAACATACTCAGCATCACTAGGATCCTGGTCTAAATAATCATCTTGTATATCGAACCATTTTCCCCTGCCAAAAGTTGCCTCTTCTAATTCAGCAACAGATGACTCAACTGCTTGTTGTAATGCGGGAGAAATAAGCCTGGATCTCTCATTTGCTCTAGTTTTATCTTCAGCAGACCAAATACCACGCCATAATCTGTAATATTCATCCCACATTGGAATGTAATTAATATTTCTGTGAGTTCTCCACCCTTCAAGACGATAACTTAACCAACTAGCAAGTGCTTGATATTTATTTTCTTGTTTATTCATATGGGTTCATCGAGTTCTCCAGTTATAGTAGCCGATTTTAACACTTTTTTATAATAGATGCAATTGATAATCATTATCATTTAGTGTAAAGAATGATTTTCTTCTTCTACTTGTATTAAACCATCTACCAACATTTTACAAATTGTTAAATCGACAAGTTCATTTTGCTCTAAAACATCTTCTGGTATTTCACTTGTTAAATTACTAATGATTTGACAAGCTACCATGTATCTTTTTGTGAGGGTGCTATCGTCAGAACTGTATTTTAATAGTTCTACTATCTCCTCTTCAGTCATATCTTCTTCAAATATTGTCTTAATATCCAGCGACACTATCTAGTACCTCCCAATCATCTGCCAATTCAATGCTATGAGCAAAATCTGCAACACTTACTTGGTCTATATAAGCCAAAGCATCGAGTTGATCGTCATGTGCTAAATGATTAGGAAAGTCATTAAGTTGACCTAAAAAATCTTTCCAATCTTTTTTTTCGTTAAAACTAATTTGACCATGTTCCATGCGACCTTGTAATGCCCATGTAATGCGTTCTGTTTTCTTTTTGCCGCCATGTCGTAATTCTATAATAGTAATCCATCTTCCTGCGATACGCATTTCATCTTCTAAGTAGGGTAATATAGCGTTACGCAGCGACCCAGTTTCTATTCCAACTGTAGCTGCCTCTACCTTCATCGCAGATGAAAGAATTTTTTTAGCAGTTTCTTTTACATTCCACCGACCATGTAGAATGTCTTTAACCCACCACTTATCACGATCTATCTTAACAATCGCAATAGCTGTTTCGTCTAGCCTGGATCTTTTTAAATTGCGTTCTTTTTCTATAGATTCAAAACCAGCAGGGTCAACTGCTATAACATACGCTCCTTCTTCTGGCTCTTCTGCTTTTTGAAACCATTCTTCTTTGAATATGCCGCCAGAGTTAGTTTCAAACGATGCCTCGAATTCTTGCCTAAATGACATAGATGACATGGTTTTACTAGCGGCCTTTATTTCGCTATCTGGTATAAAGGGGTTGTCTGTTGATGTAAATTGAAACGCATCCCAATCGTCATCATCAAACGCATCTTTATATAATTCGTAAAAATGGTTTTTACCCGCAGGTGTTCCGATAAATAAAGCACCACCTTGTACATCTGAAAGCGTAGGTCTAATAATCTGCTCCCAGACTTGTGGTTTCATTGAGGCATATTCATCCAAAACGCAAAATGCCAAGCCTACGCCACGCAGCGTGTCGGGCCGATCGCTGCCCTTCAGATATATTTTGCGACCATTGATTAATGTAAGAACTGCTGTGTTTTCGTGTGCTTGTGATATTAAATCTTTACCTAAGTCTTTTAACATCGCCCACATAATATCTTTGGCTTGTTGAAAAGTAGGCCCAATATAAAACACATCTTTGGATTCAGACTGTATAGCATTAATAAGTAACATCCAAGCAGACAAATAAGACTTGCCAAATCTTCTCCCAGCAGCTACAATCTTAAATCTCTTTTTAGAATTAAATATTTGCAACTGCGCAGGATGCAAATCAATATTTAGTTCAGCCATTAGTTGCTACATTAACAATTATTTCATCGTCACTCTTTTCTTCTGGTTCTACTAACTCAGCCTCGTCATATTCACTAGCTTTTTTTTCAATAGACTCTATAGAAGCAACATTAATAATAACTTGAGCATCATTTTTTGTTCTATTCGGATCTATGGCTTTTTGTACAGGTAATATTCTATCCATGCACATTTTTAAGCAATGCACATCTCCATCTTTAGCTTTTTGCAGAACAGTAGCTACAATTTCTACTGCGTTCTCATTCATAAGTTCTCTTGAGAGAGCAGCATACTTATTCATAGTTCCTTTAGGTTTTCCTGCAGGATTTAAAGATGGCATTCCTTTATAGAAGTTAGGATTACCTCTTTTTTTCTTTTCTGACATAGTTTTTAGTCCTAAAAGTCAAATTTTTTTGAAATTTCGTTTTTTGTGTCTGGGGTTATAGTCTAAGACAAATTTTAATTTTGTAGGGGGTATGGCCCCTCTAATGCGAATGATTATCATTATCAGTTGATCCAGGAGAAATAAAGTTTACTGACAAGAAACACATAATACTTGACTAAATTACTAAGGTATTCAATATTTTTATGACAATAATGACAAAAAAAACAAATTAAAATTTAAAAATAAAAATGTCGGATAATGATTTTTTTTAAAAGATTTCATTAATAAAATTTAAACCGATCTAAACCGATCTATGAAAAATTGACATTTATTTCTTGTTTGGCTGCCATCATTTAAGCTATCAAATTTTAGATACTAGAGGACTTAATTAATTAGATATTAAATAGATTCAAGATAATAAAAAAGCCTCTGTAAAGAAGGCTTTTGTTTATCTGGTTAAGTTGATACTTTAGAGTTTAGCCTATAAATTAAATAGATGTAATACTAATTTTGTAATATGCTCTAATAATTCCAAATATTCGATATTTCGGTACTTTGTTGTTTAGGCTTATATTGCTATGTCTTTTTAATAATCTCAATTTTGGCATATTTTGCAGACCAAAAAAAACCCCCAATAAAGGGGGTTCTTTTCTCCTTGTTAGTTTAAATTATTCTCCGTATTTTTCCTCTAGTTGTTCGTCTGATAGATAAGCATCATCACATTCATCACACTCAGTATTTTGACAAACTCCACAGTCATCAAACTCCTCTTCACACCATGAACAAGATAAATCTAACTCCATGAAAAGGTCTTTGAAATATTCTATTGTTGTTTCATCTTCACAGTAGTCAAAAACATGTTCCCTAAGTTCATGTGCATCAATGTTGTACATATCCATGACCTCACTAATTTCATAAGAGTCAACTAACTCATTGACTATCAAGTGACCACACATATCCATGTATCCTGCGTGTTCTCCTTGCGTCCTTAATCTCCCCAATAAGTCACAGAAATTTTGAGTCAATTGCTCTATTTTTTTATCATATCCAATGGATACACCTTGTGGTGATTGATACTTTATTTTCAAGTCAACATTAGCCAATTTTTCAAACAACTCTGAGTCAATTTGTTCAAACTGATTAATGTGATGTTGATATTGATTAATGATGACTTCTTGACTAGCCACAATTAAAGACTTTAAGAAATCTCTATCTCTGTAATTTAAATTATTTATATGCATTTTATTTATCTCCTTATTATTAATAATCTTGTACAACTACATGACCATCATCACAAAAAATCACTAGTGTCACATCCTCTAGTGATTCATCTTCATCAAGTATGTAATTATCTTCTGCCTCTTCTATGCTTTCATAGCCTGAGAACTCACAACGAATGGCAACGACATCCCATTGATAATTTTCATCATCACCATACATGTCCATAAAAAAGTCAACTATGCCTTGTGCCTGTTCATATGTCCAGTTTGCATACTCATCACTCATCAAGGTGTGATGCATTTGTGACTCTGTTAGTTCTTCATATATCATTTTTTTACCTCCTTTAATTGGTTTAGTTGTTTTGTAATATAGTCATGAACCCTTGACCACATAAAAGGGTCGGTACATCTTGTTTGATTCAATTTGTTATCAACAAAACTCTTTAAAAATTTTAGTGTTAATTCATCCATAATTTTCATCCTTTAAAAATTGTCAAAATTGACACTATTTAATATACACGAAAAAAAGAACCTTTTACCAAAAGATACACAAAAGACACACCCAATAATTTAGCCTGTATTTGTTGTCAATTTTTGCATCAAGTTTACAACCTGGATTTTTGAGATGCTCCCAGGATCTGAAATTTCAAATGATAATGATAATGATAACGATTCTCATATAGACCACAACCATATGGACCATTATTTGCTCCAAAAGATCATTTTGTAAAACCCCCTAAGGGAGTTTACCCCACCTAAAAAACAAATCGTATTTTTAAATGTTATACACTTTAGGTTGCAATCTCTAAAAATATTCTCTATAATAAATACAACCCAACATTTTGTTGGACTAACTTAAGAGGATAAAATGAAAACTAAATATAACATTACACAAATAAACCCAGAAACTATTAAACAAATTCGTCAAATAATCAAAGACTCATTATCAGACATTATGGAAGATAACAATTTGAGGTTTGAATTAGGCAACGGAAGTTATGACTCAGACTCAGTCAAGTTTAATGGTTTTATAATATCTTTATCTGATGCTAAAACTGAAGAAGAAAAAGCATTAGAATCAGAATTGGATTTTAGACAAACAAGTCCATACGCTTTTAATCTTGATGCATCTATTATTGCTACTGAAGGAAGTAGAAAATTTAAATTAGTTGGTTTTAAAAAACGAGCAAGAAAAAAACCTTTTGTCATTCAAGACATCAAAACTAATGATAAATTTGTTTGTTCAGAGTCAATGGCAGTTCGTCTTTTTAGGGCAAATAGCTAATGAAAAATTTACTTAACGAAATGTACCCAGATGGAATCAGAGTTGTATCTTGCTTTGGTGGAATGGAAGGACTTATGATTGCTTTAATAAATCAAAAAGTAAAAATTAAGTCATACAAAAGTTTTGAGATTGACAAACATGCTATTGAATTAACATCCTTTAATTTTCCTAATATTGAACATATGGGTGACATTATGGATGCTAATGTTGATGATATTGGTGAATGTGATTTAATGGTTCTTGGTTCACCATGTCAAGGCTTTAGTAATTCTGGAAAAAGATTAGGACTAGAAGATGAACGCTCTGGTTTACTAATACCTGCTTTAGAATTAATGAAAAAGGTAAAGCCTAAGTATTGGATATTTGAGAATGTCAGAATGAAAACTGAATGGCTAGATTTGTTAGACGATATTATTGGTGTTAAGCATGTAGAAATTGATGCATCATTAGTATCTGCTCAATCAAGAAAAAGATGTTTTTGGGCAAATTTTCACATTACCCAACCACAAGACAGGGGTATTGTGTTAAAGGACATATTAGAGCCAAATGTTGAGTCTGAGATTATATATCGTGAACCATATTACAAGCCAAACGGAAACACTTCTGGAGTTTTAGGTTATGTAGGTAACAAACCTGCACAAGCTACCAGAGTTTATTCAATTGACCAAAAATCTAAATGCTTAACTGCTAATGGTGGTGGACAAGGTGGAAAAACTGGACTCTATGAAGTTAAATGTGGTGCTTGGAGAGGTCGCAAGATTAACGAACAAGGCGTTAGGGATGATAACAACCCAGATGCTAAATATGTTCAACAATTAGAAATTCGTGATGATGAAAAAACAAACACACTTACTACAGTTGAAAAAGACAATGTAGTTCTAAGAGTTCCAGAGGCTACGAAAAAAGGCTATACAGACATAGAAAATGGTGATGCCTTTGATTACACCTTTCCGAACTCAAAGACACGAAGAGGGCGAAATATGAAGCACAAGAGTAATTGCTTAGAAACTAAGCCAAACTTTATGGTCTATGAACACCCTACTGTGAGAAAGCTAACTGTAAGAGAAGCAGAACGCTTACAAGGTTGTGAAGATTGGACTATTGGTGATGGTACTATAAGCAATACTCAGAGATTAAAGATGCTAGGTAATGGTTTTTGTGTGCCTGTAATAGAACACATACTAAGTCATATAGGACAAGACTTTCCACCTAATATGCCACAAGAATCTTTTGATTTCGATTCTAATTTATCTATTACCGAAAGTGTATAATATTAACTAACCAGAGGAAATAATATGTCATACAATCAATTACTATTAAACGCTCATTATGACAAGCAAGATAAAAATGAGTGTGTCTATGGAATATTTGAACACGATTTGACTCGTGAACTTTATTTACTACCACCCCATGAGAGGCAAAATATCAATGCTCTTGAGGACTTTATATCTGAAATGAAGTCTGAGTCTTGGGTTAATCAATTTGAGATGTCTGGAGAAATCTGGAACTTTTCTGATGATGTGCTTGAGGCAACTGAGAATGCAATTGTTACATGCAATGAATGGGATAAATTAAACCAACAAAAAAAAGGAGGATATAGTGGGTAGAATGAGCGACATACACATTCAGATGACTGAAGATGGTTTTTTTGATGAACATAACGAACCATCACCAGATGAGATGAATGACAAAAATGATCTTACTGACAAAAACGACATTTCTATTGATGATTTTAATCACAATATCAAAGAGTTTGTAGAGAACTACAAGCCTGTGACTAATTCATTTAGAGAAATATTTGGAGGTAAGTGATGCAAAAAAATTTTGGAACTCGTGGCTTTCATAAGAACAACAAAAAGTTTGCCAACTTAATTACTGAAAACAACAAATTAAAAACTCAACTTTCAGTAATAAAATTTCAACAAGCTATCATTAAAAAGAAAGAAGATATGCTTAAAAAACAACTCGAAAAAATAGGAGAATAATATGCCAAACTGGACAACTAATGAAGTAACTGTAACTGCTAAATCTGCTAAAGATTTATCTAAGTTTATTAAGCAAATCGAAAGTGAAGATAACCCTTTTGATTTTGAAAAAATAGAACCTATGCCAGAAAATATTTTCAGAGGTAATCTTGGTCAAAAAGAAAGGGAAATACATGGTGAAAATAATTGGTACGATTGGTCATGGAAAAACTGGGGTACAAAATGGAACTCTTGCCATACTGAGTTTCAAAGATTTGATGACAAAGTAGGAATGTACATATTCCAAACTGCATGGTGTGCGCCAGTTCCTATCTGGATAGCACTTAGTAACATTTACTCTGGTCAAGTTAAAGGATGTCCTGCAATAAATATTGAATGGCATTGTCTTGATGAAGATGATGATACTGATGGCGAAGGCTACCAAATAGAAGAGGTTGCTAATGCATAATTTAATTGACCAAATTGATTTGTCTAGCATCACTTATTATTACAAGCTAGGTGAATATCCAGACTTAGATTCTGCTACTGTAAGAAGTGGTAGATATAAGGATGGCAACATACTCTCAAAAGAGGATAAAGTACGATTTAAGGATGAATATCCAGAAATGTTTTATCAAGGCTTGTGGAGATATATTGGACAATTTGGAAAGTAAGGGCATCAAATGATTGTTGGTTTTAATGATGAATTATTAGAGTGTGTAAGCACTAAATTAAGGCAAGAACAGGACAAGTATTTTGATGCCATGTTTGAGGACAGAGATGAAGATGCTAATAAGCACAATATGAGAATCAAACATTTAAAAAAACTTATCAGAAATGGTGAGGAATTTATACCTAAATTTTAACTAGAGAGGAGTGGCTATGGCTACAAAAAGAGAGAGGTTGAACACACTCTATAAAAAGTTCGGATTAGAAACAGAAGATACATTTAAACACGCTCACTACACTATATTGACTCGTAGTGGTATCGAAAAGGTACAAAGAGGGTGTGAAATAAAAATAAGCTATGAGGTCGTTGTCTGTGAGCCAGAATTTGCATGTGTTAAAGCAACTGGCATTATGGGTAACACTACAGTCGAAACATTTGGTTCTGCTAAGAGAGGCAAAGTTCCAACTACTAAAGGTGATGGTAATACATCTTCATGGTATGTAATGGAGATTTGTGAAAAAAGAGCCTTGTCAAGATGTGTATTAAAACTTGCAGGTTTGTATGAACTTGGTCATATGGGTGAGGACGAATCTGAGGACTTTAAAGCACCTACCAGAAGTCAACAAATTAGTACAGAAATTAAACGATTATCTGATGAGTTAAAGGATAAGTCATGTACTTTGGAAAGAGCCAAAGAAATCATGGAAGATATGCAAGAGCGTGAAGCAGAAAATCCTAACTCTCCTTGGATGGCAGTCATCAATGTAGCAATGAATGAATTTGGTGATGAGTTTTACACCAGAGGGGATGAGTTACTCGAAGATAATCTATAGAATTAACGGGGTCTGACTTTCCAATGTTAATCGGTAAAATATCAATCCTCGTTAAAGCATTTTCTCCTTTATGCTTTTTGGTATTTTGTCGTTAGGTTAAGAATAAGTCTGGTGTTTGGGTCTACCACTAAGTGACCCTTCATTAAACAGGAAAAAAAATGGAATACGATAATACTAATACTGGTGCATTATGGAAAAATGATTCGCAAACTGCAGGTGCGCCACAATATAAAGGACACATTAATATAGATGGTGTCGAAACTAAAATTTCTGCATGGGTTAATAAGTCTGATAATCCTAAAGCACCAAAAGTTAGGCTAATGAAAGATGGTGTACAGAATGCTCCAAAAAAACAGACTGAAACATCAGTAGACAATACTGATGAAGATATCCCATTCTAATGATCTCAAAAAAAGAAAGGGAATTTCTTGTAACAATAGGTGATAAAGAATACATTGTTGACAAGACTAAAACAGGTGTTAATAGGTCAAGAGTTTACACACTTGATGATGGAACTAAGTTGACTGTAGAAATGTTAGCTAACAAATTAAAGTGTAGAAATTCATGTGCTAGGGCGAGGCTAAATGCCTCGTCTGACCCTAAAAGAGTTTACAAGGAAGTGCAAAAGGTTGAAGGAAGAACTAGAAAGACAAACGACATTGCCCATCTTATGGACTCTCGCAGTTGGTACAAAGACCCATTAACTAAATTAATGCTTAAATAGGAGAAGTTATGCTAGTAATATGCCCACATTGTGCAAAACCACATGAAGTTGAGGCTAAAAAAAATACAAAGCCACCAACTGATGAGGAGTTGATTGAGTTCGATAGATTCAGAGAAAACTACAAAGGCAAGAAGCGTGGTTTGTATACTGAAATGAACAACTTTGTAAAAAAACATAGCGATTGGAGAGAGGTTTTACCTATGCTCAATAAATTGCATGTAGAGTATGGCACAAGTAAAAAATACATACCACACTTCCAGACTTTTATAAATCAAAGGCAATGGGAGATGTATGAAATTAAATCTGTAACACTATATAAACCATATGGTGATGAATTTGATTGGAGGAATCAAGAATGAATACAGTACAAATAAAAAAAGTTGATAGATACACAAGAGCAGGTCAAGATGGCAGAGTAATAGTTTGTAAATGCAATGCTCCAATAAGAGTATTTCATTTTGCTTGGACTGCTATAAAGTGCGTTGATTGTGGACAGGATGTGAAAAAAGAAGAGTACACAATAGGACTTACAGAAGAGCAAAAGTATAAATGGGTCTGGGAAGGTCGCAAAGGTCACAAGAGGTTAGTTAAAAGAGTTAATACTGCCTTAGTTGATGTCGAAGATATAGATATTAATAGAAGCGATTATCCAGACTTTTGTGATAGCTATATAACTGAAGCAAGTTGGGCAGATGGTTCAAAACTAATGGATGAAGAATTAGATGAACTTAATATGGATGGTGATTACTTGTATGCTCAAATAGAAAGGCACTTATATTAGGAGAAGTTATGAAATATATTAAAAGATTTTTAATTTATACTGCGTTTTTATCTTCAATAATTTCTGCAGGTTGTTTAATTTATATAGTGCAATGGCTTGAAGCATTAAGGAAAGGGTGGTTAATATGAAGTTTGATTCACTTGATGCAGAAAAAGCAGTTGTAGGTGGTTTATTAATCGATCCTTGTTGCGAAAGAGTTCTTTCAACAAGGTTGAGGGAAGAAGATTTTAGCAATGAAAAAAATGGCTATATCTTTAGAACAATAATGAAAATGGATGTTGATAGTAAGCCAATAGATATTGTCACAGTCAGAGATTATATCGAAAATGATTACCAACCTAAAGATAGAACTTGGAAAGTAATCTTTGAAGATTTGGCTTTACTGGCAGAAAACTCTACTGGAACACAAAACATTGAATCTTATTGTAGGCATATTAGAGAGTGTCGTATTAAAAATGAAATAGAAAACCTTAAACAAGGTATTAATTACGATAATTACCAAGATACAGTTTCTGGAATACAGAACCTTGAATTAGAACTCGAAGATAAAGATGAAAGTTCTATAAAAGCTATTGTTGGTAAAACTGTTGATTACATGCAAACTTTAACAACTAAGGGTATTGGGTTGCCTACTGGATTTAAGTCTTTAGATGCCTTAATTACTGGCTTTAGACCAGAAACTTTAACTGTTATAGCAGGTAGACCAAGTATGGGTAAATCTACCCTGGCCCTAAATATCGCAGATGAAGTATCTAAGCGTAACAATGTGTTGTTTTATTCATTAGAAATGAGTCAAGTACAGTTGATGCTAAAGATGGCAGCCTCACATTCTTCCGTTCATTTGACTAAAGTTACTAAGCAAAATATGTCAGATAATGAAGCAGATGTTTTTTATAAATCTTTGTCTAACCTTGCTAATCAAAACATGACAATTATTGATAAATTTGGAATGACTGTTCATGACATAGTAAGCAAGTCAAGACAACTTAATAGTGAAAACAAGATTGATATGATAGTCATTGACTATTTACAAATTATTAAGTATGACAAAGGCAAAGAAATACATGAGTTAGGCAATATAACTAGAGAGTTAAAATTCTTGTCTAAGGAGCTAGGAATACCCATAATTCTACTTTCTCAGTTGAGTCGTGGGGTAGAGCAGAGAGAGAACAAAAGACCCTTCATGAGCGATCTACGCTCTTCTGGTGAAATTGAACAAGATGCAGATTGCATTATTATGGTTTATAGAGATGAATATTATCATCCAGAAGAAACTGTAGATAAAGGTTTAGCAGAACTTATAGTTGCCAAGAATAGAATGGGTGAAATAGGTTATGTTAAAACAGAGTTTCATGGTCAGTTTTCTAAATTTAAAGATATGGAGTTAAATATATATGATAAGTAAATTGCAAAAAATATGTGCAGAAAATAACATTCAGTATGATGGAGCAGTAAGTTTGGATGGTGAACAACTAGGAGATATGTGTGTTAGAGAAGTTGATGACATTGTCTATAATAGATTTAAATTTTATTATAAAGGTAAACCAGTCAAGCATGAAGATTTAAAAATTATTGTGCATTCTGAGTTTGATTATGATGTCTAAAATGACAAAATCTGCAAGGGGTAAGCAATGTCAACTGAGGTTGGAGGGTTGCTTATCTCCTAATACTGAAACTACTGTTTTTGCACATTTAAATGGAGCAGGTATGGCTATGAAACAAAGGATCAATAATTTCGATTTCGGTTTTTATTCGTGTGCCAACTGTCATGATTTATATGACGGAAGAATATCACTTGCTCCACCGATAGAAAAAGAATGGTTGGAACTACAAGTCCTAAGAGCAGTAATAAAAACACAAATGATAATGGCTAAAGAAGGAGTAATTTAAATGAAAAATAATAGTAGGTTAATAATAATATTGTTTATAATTGGTTTATTGGGTGCTTGTAGTAAGACACCAAATGATATTAAATGTTACCCAAAAGATGCTACAGGATGTATAGGTTGGGCAGGTAATGAAAGTATTTTCTAAGTTGTAAGAAATTAAGGTACTCAAATATTATTTAATTATAGTATTACATTAGTGCTTCAAGGATAAATATAGCTAATGAGTGCCTTAATTTGTTATAACTAGGAGAGAGAGTATGGAAAAGTTAATGGAAGTTGTAGACACAGTCCTTAAAAATAGATCCTTGACAGTTTTTCTAGGAATTTGTGTATTGGCATTGTTTTTTGGATGGGTCGGTGGATAAAAACGCAGTACACGACAATGTTACAAACCCCTCACACTATACTCAAGGAGATATAGAGGCTAAAGAATTTATTATTGACCAAGATATGACATGGGCAATAGGAAATGCTACTAAATATCTTGTTAGGTATAGATGGAAACACAAAGGTGAGGGGCGTATCCAGGATCTCAGAAAAGCTATAGAAAACATTGAGATTGAAATTGATAAATTGTTAAAACAAGATAGCAAAACAAAATATCAGTAATGACTCACAGAGTTATACACAAAGATAAACCCAAAGAAGCAGTATTTAAATCTTTAGTCCAAGATTTTTTTGTAGAAAATCCTGGTGTAAATATTGCAACAGTTTCTATCGAAGAGGGTAAGCCTAAACGATCAAACGCCCAGAACAGATTATATTGGACATGGGTGGGTATCATAGCCTTAGAACTGGGTTATACAAAAGACGAAATGCATATTATTTTAGGCGATCGATTCCTAAAAAAAATAGAAGTTGTAACAAAAAAGGGCAAAAATATTGCTCAAATACCATCAACAACACAATTAACAGTTGATGAATTTATAGATTATTTATGCGAAATTGAAATGTTATGTGAGGATTGGAATATGACTCTTCCACATAATGATGATTATCAATTAGCTATTTACGGAAATGTCAACCTATAGTACAAAAGCCAAAAGATATCAAATACTAGATGAGATAACTGAAAACACAAAAGATGCTTTAGAGTTGGCAAGGGAAGAAGATACACCTAGAGATGTTGAAATAAGATTTTTATTAGCGTTAGTTGTAAAAGATTTAGACATCTTGAGAGGTGAAGAGTATGGGGAAAAAATATAAAAGGATTGCTTTAAAGTTTAACATCAATCCAATTCCTGCTTCCAGGCCCAGAGTTTCAAGATGGTCTACATACTACCCAAAGAAGTACACTCAATTCAAAAAAGATATGTTAGCACTAACAAGTGAGTTGGATGTTACTCCTACTGAAAATTTGGTTGCTATGGGTATGGTGTTTAATGTCAAGATGCCTACCTCCTGGCCCAAGAAGAAAAAACTAGAACAGAATGGTCAATATTGCGACAACAATGTAGACTTAGACAACTATCAGAAAGCTATATTAGACTCTCTGAATGGTGTCTTATACATAGACGATCGCCAAGTTGTTAAGATAATGACTGTAAAGAAATGGAGTGATACTCCAAATATTAAGATTGAAATGATACCTACAGGAGAAAAATGGAAACACTTACCAGAGATGAATTAATAGTAGAACTTGCTAAAGATTATGGAAGAAGAGCAAGGGTGTTGGGCCTTAAATTTGAAGAGGCTTATGATAGATATGTTAAAAGATGTAGTGTGAGAACATATGAAAACCTACTACAACAATTTACTGTTGGTAATCTGTCTAATCCTGTAAAGATTAAACCTGTGTTAAATGACAACGAATATATTATATCTGCTCCATCAGAAGATGATTGCGAAGATGGTGTTTGTAAGTTGTAATAGTTTACTCAATGTATAATAAGTGTATTACAACAACAAATAATTAAATTATGAAAAAAAGCGTAATACATCAAATCAACATTAAAGTAGATTCTAAAGACTTGGCTTTGATTGATGCTAAAGCAGATAAGCTAGGTATATCTAGGTCTGCTATGTTAAAGTTGTTTGCTATTAATGGTGAATTGACTGTACAAATGGCACAATCTTTAAAGAAGCCTGTTATTTAGTAAACCAAAGGTCTAGTAGTCCAATACAAACTGTAATCTTTTTGGAACTCTTCTTCTGATTCGTAATCTTCAATACGAGGAACTCCAGTATGACCTTGTTTATTTAACCAAAACTGTTCATACTCATTTATAGCGTTATCTGCTTTATTTGCTCCATATATTCCTGCTACACCTGTTGCAGCACCTACACCAGTTACTAACATGCCTATAGGATGTCTTTTAACAAACATCCTAGTTCCTTTACCTAAATTTGAGGCAGTTGTTTGTTTATAATTACCACCACCTGTATTGAATAAACCTCTTGAAAATTCTTGTATAAAATTATTCATAATTAAAAATATTTTTTTAAGTTTGGTGCAATTGATTGTACTGCTAAATCTACAAAATCCTCTTCTTCTACAGGCTCTTGAATCCAAGCAGGTTTAAAACCATATAAATCCATAGCCTCCTCATATCCTTCTTTAGTCTGCCAATAAGGATCTTCTGTGTTAACACTCCAATAATTACCATTAATGTTGCCTTCTGCATCTCTAGGTAACATCCATCCTGGCCTAGAGGGTTCTTGTGTTTTAACTATTTCAGAAGGATGACCTGTAAACTGTGTTTGTTTTTTTTGTTCAATTTTCTTAGTAACTGGACTTAACATTCCTTTGTTATTACTACTAAAAAAATCTGCAAAACCTTTTTGCCATTCGCTTAATAGTTCTTGTCCTATAATATTTGCTTCATGAATTTCATTATCAGTCATAGCAGATGTATTTACAGGGCCATCCATGCTTTTAGGAATAGCCTCTAAAGCTAACATTCTTTCGCTTATAGGTATAGGTCTACCTTCGCTATCAAATTGTGTGCCTTCTGGGTACTCTGTAGCCTCTGGTAATGCCTCTCCTGTTTGTTGATTATAAAAAGGCAGTCCTTCAGTAGAATATCCAGACAACAAGCGTTTTTGCATTTCATTCATATTATAGTCCTAACATCATTTTACTAGCATCATCACCATACATTTCTTTTAAAGAATATCCTGTAAATGGTATTCTCATTCCACCATCTTTATCTTTTAATTCTTCATCAATATTTTGTTGGTTTTTAGGAACACTAAGTCCATAAGTAAGCGTGTTCCAATCTTTTTGTAATTGTGTTATATCTGCATCA